GCTAGATACTATTTCCACTCAAGGCTTGTTGGCCCTCGCAATAGTTTGCGGGGCGGTTTTTAGTGAGTAATGATAGGCTCAGTTCTTTTGAGATCAAGAGCTTATACACAATATCTTCCGCAACTGGTCCAGATTCCTTCATAGGTGAAGAATAGTATTCAGTACTACTAGTGTCCCATGAGCAAAAGGAATGACACCCCTACTCGTCTACATGTTTATCGTTCATCATCGTGCACTTCACCAGGCTTGACTTCATTCTGCAGGAACATGCCCAGTGCGGCGGCAAATTCAGCATCGTTCTTTGGCTTATACATAGCAACTATCATGCCAATCATATTTGGCAACTCAGCACCCTGACCCAAATACGGCATACTGTATATACCATCAGATCGCATGAGCGTTGCAATGTCATATTTCATACCACCCTTAATCCTGTAGGAGGTAATATCTGAATTGGCAAGCCGATCGCCTCGTGAGTTGAATAGAATAGGCCGTGTGGGGCCCTTCCACCGAATGTTAAGAGGATTGCGATCGTCTGTGAGGTGAGCACTCATTTTGCTCTCGTTGTGCGCTGGCCATTTGCCCGTGTCATGCCAGCGAAAGACCAAAGCAGCCATATCCTCTTCGGTCAGTGCTGATTTCTTTCTAAGAGTCTTAGCCAGCTCATCAAATGTAGGAGCCTTTGCTTTGCGCTTCTTGGTTGCTGGAACAGTGGCAGTTTCAGCCAACTGCTCTTCTAGCTCATCATCATCATAACCAAAACACTCATCATAAACCTCGTATGCATGTTCAATTGCGCGGGCTTCGCTAGGTGCGGCAGACAGAACTCGAATGAAGTCACCTTGGCTCGAGCCTTTGAATTCAAAGATCTTAGAAAACAAGCCAAGGACTTTATAGCAGTGCATGAGAATATCTAGCTTCTCAGAATTATCTGAGTCCACAAATATCTCATCAAGCAAATCTGCTGGGCTCTCTGGACCCTCATCTTCGATGAAGCTGGTCTGTTTGCTATCGTCAGAACCCAAGATAGAAACAAGCACAGCATCAGCCTCCTTGTCATCTACGAGGCTAGAAGGATAGACCAAGTTGTCCTCTGTCGATAGTTCCTTAGAGAAGTTCAGGCGGGCATGTCCTAAGACAAGTGTGAAGATGTGAGAATCTTCGGTTGATTGGTGTAGCATTTGCAAATCCTATGCAGGTGGATAAAGTATTATTTATAGATTAAAATCTACACACCGTCACAGGTCTTGGTTCAGGTCAAAGACCTCGGTGTAGACGGTCTCCAATTGGTCGTTGTCTGCCATTTCCGTGTGGAAAATCTGCTTATGGTAGAGCTTGCAGAGGCGGCGCAAGATTTTCTTGTCCAACTCATTTTCCTCGGCAACGCGGGAGATTGCTTCCTTGACCAAGTCGCGCTCGGCTTCCATGCGGGTTAGAGAGCCTGAGACCTCAGATGCGAGGTTCTTGACTACTTTTTTCTGTTCAGGGGTTAAGACCATTTTGATTTCCTTCTATAAGTGGTGGGATGGTGATGGGATCGCTTAGAATCGTCTAGGCTGATATATCTTCTGCGCCAGTTGGCTCGCTATTCACCTCGGCGTTTGCGGCGGCAAGAGCCTCTGCTTTATGCTTAGCATTGGCAGCGAGAATCAGGTCGTAGAGCTTAATGCGAATCTCGGCAAGAAATACCTCAGGAAAAACGTCCATATCGGTAGGACTGTCCTTGGCAAGGGCATTGAACTCGTCTGCGGTAAGAATGCCCCGAGCTATCAGATCATTCCGCATGGTCAGGACGGTTTGCTTCTTATGCTGCAGGGGTGTCATTTTTCTTACCTTTTGGCTTAGTAGCTGGGCGCCCTAAGTTGTGGAGGGTCTGCACGGTCTCTGGGTCCTCGAAGGCGGGGCCTTTGACACGCTCAGTAGTAGTGGTGAGGGCTGATTTCCAAATATCTATGGGGCGATTGACCATTGCAATTCCAGGGAGATTTGAAAGAATATCAGATAGGCGGTTTGTCATTAGGTTATTTCAGTTTAAGAAGTGTATCGGCTTCAGTCACATCGTGACGGATGTGGCAGAAGATCGGGAGAAAGAGGCTGGCTGTCTCAGATTTCTTAGCCTGAATGACTGCGTTGTATTTAATTTGGACCAGTTTGCCGATGAAGAAGTCCGGTGCCTGCTGGCGCAAAGCATCATCCAGGCCTGAGCCGACAGATACCTGCAAGCTGCCGCAAGATGATTGCAGCAAGAGGCTACCGATTTGGCCTTCCTTTTTATTGTGCGGTGTGGTGCCGATGCAGTACAGTGTAGCATCTTCCTCGGCTTTCATTTTGATTACAGAAGCCGAGCGAGTATCTTCCCAAAGTGAGCTGGCAAGTTTTACCATGGCACCTTCTTGACCATCGGCAATGGCGCGTGCATAGAACTGTTGCGCCTCATCAAGGCTATCGACCTCACAGGACTCTACCATCTCGATGTTGGGAGCTGCTTCCCTAGATTCTGGCCAAGCGAGAAGATTTCGGAGTGTCGCAAGGCGCAGTGTCATTGGAGTATTCCTGTAGATTGGATCTTGCTCACCAAAGTAGATATCTCGAGGAATAATATCCCACACGATATAGCGAAGAGTCTGAGCCTCTTCTTTTGAAATAGTACCACGCACGGCTTTGTTGTAAATGCCGTTGCTGGTCTTGCGGTCTGCTAAGTTGCCAGCAGCGTCAACGCAGACCAACTCGCCATCCAAGACATATCCCGGAATATAGCAGTCAATGCCAGCAAAGACATTGTGGACATTTAGCAAGTTGCCCGCGCGAGAGTAACCACCCTCACCAGCAACATAGATAAAGCGGCCGCCATCTACCTTGGTCTGGACAACAATGGCCTCGCCAGGCTTGCGCAGCTTCAGGAACTTGGCCTGAGTCTTTTCAGTATTCTTACTAGCCAACATCACTGGGAATTCTGGCACTGTGCCCGGCCAGACTTTATTTGCCAGTGTGCTGCCAGTGCCACAATCCAAATCGCGGTTAATCATGTTCTGCAGAACCACTGCTTCCTCAGGCTGTAACGCAGCCAGAACCTGATTGATAAAGGCGCGGGCGTCGTTACCTGTAATCTTGCGACCACAGACTTTAGTCTCAATAGCATTGAGAACGTCCATATCAATCACGCATGTGCCTGTCGACTCAACAGGAGTTGCTTTTATCCAAAAATTGATTCGTGGGCTATAGGCAAGCTCGAATACTTTGCGCAAGACTGCATTGTCCTTATTCGCAGTAAGGATAGAAAGTTTCTCATTTGTAGAAGCAGTAGCCTTAAGCTGGGCAATGATTTTGGAGATTGTCATAATTTCTTGAATTTATGTTGTTGATAGGTCTATTATACCACAGCCGTGGAATAAAAGCTCAACGCATCGCCTCGTATGCAGCCTCGCGGATTTCTGGCGCTGCGCGGTCCATTGCATCAACCATCGCCGTACATTCTGCAATATAGGTTATGGCGAACTTGGGGTCGTGGGCACGAATGCTACTGGCGTTGCTGATGATATCGGCGCATTTGATGGTTTGCATCCAACCCGGGGCTGCAATGAAGCGTTCACGGGTTTGGCGCTTACGCTCTGCACGGTTCCCGACCTGATCGATGTCTGACATACAGACCACGCCAGCCACCACATCAGCACTAAATCGCTCTGACATCTGGTCTACGGTCACGCCGCAGTCTTCCATGACATCGTGCATTACAGCTACAGAGGTCATAGTATCACTAGACACCTCAGCAGCATGATAGCTAGCGTACGAGGCGACGATTACAGCCACCTCTTCTGGGTGGTGGATATAGGCCTCGCCAGTGTACTTGCGGACTTGTCCCTCGTGGCACTGTTTAGCAAATGCAAAGGCTGAATCAAATTCTATTTCCATCATATCAAATCCCATGTTGTTAGTTTATTATACCATGGCTGTGGAATAAAAGCTCAACAAAAAAGCGCCCGAAGGCGCTTTCTATTCTTCCGAGCTTTTATTGCTTGGCTTTGAGCTTAGCTGCCAAATCCTCAACAGTTCGGGCAGATGTTGAGCCACATAGGAAAGTGCGACCTTCACGAGTTACTCGATACACTCTGCCATCGACAGTGAGTTCACCGAGCGAGTTAGATACCATGCGGAAGTCGGCCACAGGCGCTTCAGCCACAGGCGCTTCAGGCTCAATAGCCTCTACCACTTCTGTCTCAGGGACAGGGGCAACGGCAAAGTCGGCTTGATCATCAACTGCCAAGATGGCTTCTTCGATGATTTCTTTTGTTTTAGCTTTTTTATTTGACATGGGTTAGATTCCTTCTGTTTGAATAGTACTATTTACGCTTGGTTCTAATTCCGCAAGCATCCGATCAAACTCGGCATTGTATTCTCCCCAAGAGCAGACATACATCGGCTGCCGTTTAGACGAATCCAGCAAGCACGAGTCCTTGAAGATTCCAGTCCAGCCACCAGAGAATATTTTGCGAGCCTCCTGTAGACTCTGCAGAACTATGGCGCCGTTGGTCTCGCGATTCCCATCTCGAATCGCAGTTGCGTACGCAATGTGGTGTGATGGGAATGGCCCTGAGATTGCACCCGTGTGGGCGTTTACATAGATGTGGTAGTCGGCTGCGCTGATCATGAATTTTCCTTACATAGTTTTACACATTTATTCAGCTGAGTCTTATTGTGACGAAGCTGGACCCAGTCTTTGAAATTTCCACTCCAATAGTGAAGGTCTCGGTCTAGGTGAGTTACACCTACTGGCCATTTCTTGGCTTCTAGCTTAGAGCCAGGGGCAATTAAGATTGGCGTGGCCTGATGCTCAGTTGGGCTGGCGTGCTCTGGGTCTGTCTTGCTACCGATATGTAGCATATTGAAAATGCGCATGGCCTTTTTCATACTGACATCAACAGAACGATATGAAATCTGCGCACAAGAAGAGACAGACACAGCAATGGCCTCGTCGAGTGTGTAGAGGGTGAGGTCGACGTCACCACTAGCCGCACCACAGCCCGTATGCAGGTATAGCGGCTTTCCGCCACCTACGTCTACCTTTTCCATATAGGGAAGGTGCCAGTCACCGCGCTTCAATACCTCTGGGGTTGCACAATCCAGAGCATCGCGCATAGCCTTAGCCAATAATTGAATCTCTGGTTGGGCCGCAGGGTGAAGGCGAAGCTCGAAGAAATTATCCAGTTCAGTGGTAGTCACAAGCTGCTTGGTATAGATAAAAGGCTCGATGATGCGATTGACCCACTGTTTGTGGCCGCCTGCTAGAGTAGCTACCTTGTGGCAAGCAAAGGCCAAGCCTTTTGCAGACTGCCAAGCAAATTTACCCATGACGCGGCGCAAGCCCCGCAACTCAGCACCAGCAGTCATGCCAGGACGGTTCTCACCCCAGTGAGAAGGATTGACCAATGACTCGGTCAAGAATCCCATTTTCTTAGATGGAACAGCTCGGCTTGAAGATGTATTGCGAGAAAAGACTCGGTGAGTTAGAACCTCAGCGAGAATGAATCTAGGGAAAACCAACTCGAAAGTGACGATGCACTTATCGGTCACCGGGTTTTTAGAGTACGCAACAATTTTGGCTGTTGGCGGGCGTAAAAAATTCATCAATCAAATCCTTAAAATTAAAATTTAGCCACCGATAAACACATTCGGAGACCCCTCGGCTATACTAGAACCACAATTCACAGAATCACCAATGCGCGCCGCTGCCTTGTTGTTAACGAATACCGTTGAGCTTCCGCTGGCAGTATTCCCACCATGACACTCTGGTATTTGAGGACAGCAATGCACATCCCAAGCATCACCCAATCTGTGAGCGAAGATGCTATTGTAAAAGACATCCTCAGAAGCCTCGGCATTCGGGCGCGGACCCCAGCAACCATGACCAGTACAAAGATCACCTAGTCTAGTGGCTGCTGGCATAGTTTTACTCCGTTGGTGATTGGTGGATATATTTACCAAGGTCTGGAGGCGAGTATCCCTCGGCCTTAATCACTTTACCGTTGGCGTCTTTCCGCATGAATAGGTAGGGGACGCCGTCCTTTGTCGTCTCAGTTGCCTTGGACAGATTGGAGCGCATCACTTCATTAGCAGCGCCACTGACATCGCAACCGAGGGAGAAAGCACACCCAAGAGAAACAACCGCCGTATCAATACAGCCGTCAAGTATTTCTGTAAGCGTGTCGTGATTGTACTCGCCATGCTCCACAGTGATGCCCGCCTTATAGTCTACCTCTGCACACTCGAGAGCCTCTAAAAGCTCGATGTAATTGGTGGGGCGGATTGGAGCTGCCTCGATAGTCTCGCGCAGTTCCTCTAGCATCAATCCCAGGTATAGACTGATTTTGCGTGGCTGCAATTTCGATGGCTCACCATCACCCGCAATAGTATTAAAAAATACTACATCATCTACAAAGTTTGCAACAGGCTCGTCCATAATTATCCTTCAAAAATTTATTATACTACACCAAGAGAATAAGAGCTTATGCCTGGCTATTGGCCACATCCAACAAGCCTGGGGTGTACTGGCGCACAATGACACCATGGTCAGTAAGCAACTTCATAGAATCAAAGCCACCACTGCGGGCAGCTTCATACTTGGCGTTGTAGATGACGGTAGTAATGCCGCTCATTAGAATCGCCTTAGCACACTCCGAGCAAGGTGCGTGCGTGCAATACATAGTACTGAGTACCGCTGAAGCTCCGTCGCGTGCTAGCTTGTAGATAGCGTTCTGCTCGGCATGAATAACCTCTGGGCGGGTCACCAAGATTCCATCAATTTCTTCCTCGCATGAGTTGTCATGCCCAGGTGGCGTGCCGTTATAGCCGAGAGATAGCACTCGGTGATTTGAGACAATCACAGCCCCAGTTTTCAACCGCTTTGCAGTAGACATCTCTGCGGTCATCTTGGCCAAGCCCATATACAGGCCATCAAATTTATTGAATTCTATAGTCATAATTTATTCCATATTAGAGGTGGTGCCAGGAGTTGCAGAAATTGCGGCTATAGCGGCTTCATGTGCCTCGAACAGTTCCATCAAGGTTGCCATGATGTGCACAAATTTATCAACCTCATCAGCACGCTTCCCTACAGTATCATTGTCTATCATGCTAAAGTAGCTGCGAATCTTAGTCTTCGTGTATGACTCAAGCACATTGCGAATGTTCGTGTCCATGTACATTGAGGAGAATAAGAACATAGCCTTTTCTATAGTAGAGAAGACCGAATCGACAGTATACTCCCTGAACTCGACAATATCAATGTCACGAATGAATTGCATTAGGATAACTAGACGATGTGGCTCACAGACACCACAGACCATGATGTTAACGATTCTGACAATTTCTGGGGTCGCGCCAGGGAGGTGGCAAATCTGCGCTGCCACCTCCCCAGGGAGAGGAATTTTATTCAAGCTGCACCCTGACACTGTGGCCAGCATCTTGGATTTAATATTGGAGATCGAATTCAGCTTGCGCATTAGAGCCCTAGCATAATTTTACGGACAAGTTCTTCTGAGCTGAGAGGAATATCCTGGTCATCCAGCACATTAAGCAACTCCACCTCGATGCTGCGAGAATTGCTAAACATGCAAGATTGGTCAGGGTCTAGGACAAGACCCTCTCTCTGTGTCATCTGTGCGAAGGTATAGAATAGCTTGTCAATGGTGTCGTGGAACCGAGTATCACGAGCCTCGATAACATCAACTCCACCAGAAAACTCTGCCTTGGCGGCTCGCGCCACACCAACCCCACCGAGATGATTGCGCAAGACAAAAATCTTGTCATACCGCATGGTGTGCAATTTAGGAATAAAGATTGCATCCGATGGGCTGTTAGCACGCTCATAGATATGGCCGCTGAGTATTCCACGGTCCTGGATAATGTAGTCGTACTCATGGCCGTGCCGTTGGATAAGTGCGGACAGGTGAATTTCTCGGATAGCTTGCATCAGGTGAGAGCGTGCCGCGTCGTTCACAAATTCGGCGTGCTTGCTATTCAAAGCAAGGTCACGAAGTGTCATAGTGATTGGTAGATGATCGACTCCGGGCTCTTTCGTATGTAGAACCTTATAGCCAGCAGCGGTCAAAGCCTCCACCAACTTAGCAGTAGTAGTACTCTTGAAGGTACCGTCGCCACCCTCGATGCAAATCCACTTGGTGGTGTTAGTTTTCTTGCTCATGATTAGACCCAATATGCCATGAAGTTCAATTGTGGATGCGGGATATACTTGGTAACAACATCACCATCAAGCTTGTATGGAT